ACGCAGCACATGACGCAATTGATCCAGGTATGAAACAAATTTGGACTGACAAATGGTATGCATTAGTTAAACAATATGCACAAGAAATAAAACAAAAGGAGAACCTTAAATGAGCATGCGTGTAAGAGATCTACAACAATATCTCGAAAAATTTACAATGGGAGTTAAAGGAACAGGAGTGTCTGATGCCCATGTATATATAGAAACCCAAGACGGACATTTAGAAGAAATTAGAAAAATGGAAGTGCAAGATAGTATGTTATTAAAAGCTAGTGAACCAGTTAGATTAGTTTTTAAAACAGAATCTATTAAAAGATTTAAAGCACCTACATTTAAACAGAGTTAACGAATCCCAAGGGATAGGGGAGGAAAGCGAGAGTGGAACTCCCCACAACAAAGAAAGGAAAAAATGGCAGAACTAAGAGATGAACACTTTGAAGTTATAAGTGAGAATAAAGCAAAGCGTTATGAGAAAGATAAGAAAGAGTTACAACATCAAGTTATGGACCTGGAGATGGCACTACATAAGATTAAGGAGGTTATCAGAGAATATGAAAAAAGTAACGATAACAAGTAAGGATATAAGCGCGAAGCAATGGTCTAATCTGTTGCTAGAACTTAATTTAATGAGAAAAGCCTGGAAACCCTATGCTACACTAACATTAGAAGCACGTGGCCTTAAAAATGTCATAAAGTGGGGCACATCTACTAATTTTAAAGCAAATGACTAACCGTCTACCGCGCTATAAGAGAAATTTTAGGGTAATTTTTTTTTTAAGTGATAAGAAATATATGGCGGTAGAGGCGGTAGAGTGGTAAAAATGGACTAGAAGTGTTGGTATTGTTGAATAATAGGTCTACCGCGGTAGCTTTTTTAGGCGGTAGAGGGCGGTAGATGCAAATAAGTGTTGGTATTGGCTGTTTATTTCTAATGTACACGGCGCGCGAGGGAATTTTTGGTTTTGATAAAAACAAATTTGCCTAAAAATTTCTCTTATAGTAAAAGGAACTATGCCTAGAACTCTAAAAAAATCAAAATACAAACATGTCGATATAAAAAATAAAAGATATTACTTTTACAAAATTACATGGTTGGACATCACCGGTGACAGCGGGCACGCAACTATGCATGAGTTTTCAGGAATGAAACCTAGTGTTATGGTAACCAATGCATATTTGTTTTTGAAAGATAAGAAAAATGTGTTAACATTCGCTTCTTACGAAGATAACGAAGAATTATTTTCTGATAGAAATGTATTCCCCAAGGGGTGTATAATAAAAATGGAGAGGATAAATATATGATGTTTGAACAATACAAAGATAAATTTATGATCTGGCAGTTACACAATAGAAAAGAAATTGTGTGTTTTGTTGCTGGGTTTATTATAGGAGCAATATTAATATGAAAAAGAAAATACCAGCAGGTAAGGCAGGTGCAGGTTTAAGAGCACTAAAAAGTAAAGCACCAGAAGTAGCAAAAAGAATGGGCTACAAGAAGGGCGGCCTTTATGCCAACATCCACGCTAAACGTAAACGTATAGCAGCAGGATCAGGCGAGTCTATGAGAAAACCTGGAGCTAAAGGTGCACCAACAGCTAAACAATTTAGAAGAGCTGCTAAGACTGCTAAAAAATAGTGAAGAAAAATCCTACGTTAGTCAAGAATATGCCTAATGTTAAATGGGATCAAATACCACCATTGAGAGGACCAGACCCTAATGGAGTTAAAACACCCCTTGCACAACCTAAAAGATTTAAATCTATTCTTACTGTTTCAAAGAAAAAAGATTAATTTGCTTTTCCTGAAGTTTCTAGTGAGTCAAGTACTTCTGAGTCTTCTACTGTTATTGTTTTTGATTTATCATTAATCAAGATGTTGTGATCATCTACGATTCTTTTCATTTTATCTTTTAAGTCTTCAATACTTAGATTGTCTAAGTTACCTGTCATAATCATTTTTTGATCTACATATAATCCACCAGCTTTACCACGTGCTACTTCTGCATTGATTGCAGCTGACCACGCTCCTTTTGCTGTAGCTTCATCTCTCAATTTAGCTAGCTCACTTAAATGTCTATCAAATGTAATACCATGTTTTTCTTGTACCTCAGCTCTCAGCTCACCAATATATTTAACCACTAACGGAGATATCTTTGGGTTCCTAAGCTCTGATGCAGCCTGTCTTGGTCTAGTTTTATAACCAGCTTGCAATGCGCATTCAGCTGGAGACATACGTCCCTCGTTGTAAATAAGCAACTCTGCAAACTTCATTTGTCTTTCAGTTAATTGTCTTGGAACTCCCATAACTTGACTTATAACCGAACATAACGTACAAGTCAACCAGATGAGAATGATTCTAATATTGGTATTTGTGATGGTTTCAGGGTGTGTGAAGGACTACGATCTTAATCCATACACAACAGTTTTAAAACAAATATATAAAGTTTCGTACGATGAATCCAGAGACTAAATTGTGGAAACTTTTAAAGAAAAATACACCTGAAATTAGGTGGTCAAGGATAGAATCTTGGGCTGTTCCAGGCATACCAGATTTACTTGGTTACCATGATTCATGCGGATTTTTTACTGTTGAGTTAAAAGTTACAGCAACTAAAAAAGTTAGGTTTAGTCCTCATCAAATCTTGTTTCATACCACCCATACAAAACGGAATTTCATACTTGTTCAACTAAGCCCAAAGGGCTCTCCTCGCTCCATAAAACTTTATGGAAGCTCCTCGATCCTCGGTCTTATAAACGATGTTCGCGAAACGCCATGCTTGGCGCTTGACGATTGGGACCACATCAATCGCTTGATGCTTAACGCTCCGCTGGCTTGATGCTTGATGCTTGATGCTTTGCTTGACGCTTAGGCTTGATGCTTGTAGCTTTGCTTGATGCTTCGGCTTGAGGCTTGTCGCTTTTAACGGTTGGCGCACGCCCGCCCCGGTCCGTCGACTGGTTTGGGCTAATGGCCTTCTTCTCCTGAGAAGCTTGTAATTCTTTTTGATGAGCTCGCGCGCGTTTGCGCATCTCTTCATAATATTTTGGGTGTCTATATACTAACATTAATGTTTACCGTAACTAACAACTTTTACAGCAGGATCCCAGCATTGTCTACAGTCGCCACACTTGCCGCCCTGAGATGGAGCTGGGCAGCTGGCGTCCTTCAATACTACCATCGAAGAGTTGGGCCAGGTTGTGTTTTCTTGTCCAATCATTGGAGGAGAGAACCTGATCACCAGGTTGGCTGGTGCTCTGTCCAGGTGGTCCTTCACCCACGCCTCACGCGTTGGCATCCAGTGCTTGGTTGCTGGTGTGAGCTTGCAAACTTCAAAAATTTTATTTAAATGATCTAGATCTTGTACATCTCCTGCATCATGCCATCTAAAATATTTCTGTCTTTGAATTTGTGAAACCATGGCCGCGGTCCATAGCTTGTTGGTCAGGCTGGCCAGTCTCACATATTGCGCGGCTTTAATTGCTTTGTATCTTGTGTAATTACCCTTGAGCGCATAACACATAGAACAAACTGAATTTTTAATTTTTCTTAATTTAGATCCTGTCTTGCATTCCCACGCTGGCAGGCTGTAAGATAGGCCAGGCATTTTTGACGTTCGAGTCATGGACCCGGTTATTGCTGCTGCTTCTTTTACTTTCATATTATCCTTTCTGTTTACTCTTATATAATCCCATAGTCACCAATTGTCAAGTGCTTGCTGCTTGTAGCTTGACGCTTTTATTTTTAGTTTAGAATGATTTTTAGAATCATTCTAAACTGCGCTTGCAGCTTGAAGCTTGTAACTTTTTTCATATAACCGGCCGCGCTTCCTGATCAGGGAACCCAGCGCCTGCCGGTCCTAGTACTTCGTCGCTACCTCGCGGATCATCGCTTACGTACAGGGAAATGCCAGGGGCAGATATGGACGCCTTCTCTAGGTCATACATCATCATTAGCAGGACCCTGAATTGAGGCCGGCGTGCTTTATTTTAACAGCCCGGGCAACAGGCCTAACAAGTTATCACTTGTCAGGGTCCAGCAAATAATGATCAGTCACTATGCTACGAGGGTGGTCATGGCGTCCCATTTGCATGACATACAGATATCCAGACGCGTCACCCTTGTTATAGTGTTTATCTCCACAGTCATTAATGACTGATCCCAGATCCAAGTCGCGCAACACAACATTCTCAGATAGAGTTTCTGCTTACCGTTGTGCCTCTATCCACTTGGATCAGGGATCAGTAGCGTCCAATGGCTCTCTTCCAGGACGCTACAGATTTAGATTAAGATTTCTCTTCCTCTAAATATTTTTTTGTTCTTTCTTGATCAGCTTTAACTAATTTTAAAACCTCTTCAAGAATATCTGCAATTCTTTTTAATTGTACTGTATCCATATTATATATCCTCATTTTTTCTCACATCTTTAAAAACAACACTTTCTAAGATTTCAACTCTTTTTTCTAATAGGTCAACATACTCTTTTTGCATTTTTACTAATTCAAATAAACTAGTACCACTTTCAGTTAACCCTTTAATCATTTCTAGATTTGTGTTTTCCATTTTACCTCGTTTTGTTAGATTAAACATATTAGGAGTATATAGGATAAATAAGGCAACAATGTGGCAGGAACCAAAATAAATATTTTTTATTTTCTTGACTTATCCTAAATTATCCTATATACTTGGACGGTGGCTGGGGATGGTGGTTAGTATATATATTAAAAAAACTACATTAGAATAATTCTAAACTGCAAATAAAAACATTTGACAAGATATATAATATAGGATATATTAGGATATATGTTTAACAAAACAAGAAAGGCACAAATGCAAAAAATAAGAATGAATACAGAGTTAAGAAACAAACTCTTTAATAAAATAAAAAATGTCTTTGAAAATGAGGACACGCAAGAAAGAGAAGATTTCTTGTCAGCAAGAGAGAGTGTTGACTATCATTATGACATAGCACACAAACTTGCAAAGCAAGTAGTTGAGAGATCATATCCACCAGAAGATGTTGCAGTATTAAGACAATTCAAAAAAAAAT